AGCGGCAGAAGCGGCAAGGCAAGCTGTGCGTGATAAATACGCCACCATGCAGACTGCCATTGATGCGGCAACAACTGCTGACGCAATAAAAGCGGCTATGCCATGAGTCCTGACCTACAAAAGTATTACGAATCCCGATTTGAGATGATGGGGAATCAGGGTTGGAAGGATTTAATTATTGATATTGACAATATGATAGAGTCACTCAATAATATAAGCGTAATTCCTGATGAAAAGACCTTACAGTTTCGTAAAGGAGAACTTTCCATCTTGACTTGGCTGAAAACCTTGAAAGAGGTCAGCGAACGAGCCTACGAGGAATTGAATGAAAAGAATGTTTGAATTTGCCTGTGAAAACGGGCATAAAACCGAAAGACTCTGTGATTATGAGACGCAGAGTTTTAGGTGCGAATGCGGAGAAACAGCCAACCGCATACTCAGTGCGCCAGCCTTTAGGTTGGAGGGGTGGTCTGGAGCATTTCCATCAGCGCATGGAAGGTTCGAGAAAAGCCATCTTGACAAACTAAAGTCTGAACGCAAGCAAAACTCATAAGCAGAAATGCCGAGTTTAATGTCCTAAAACCGATTAACGGCAGGAAAAGGAAAAAATATGTCGATTGTTGACAATGATGACCAGACGCTAAGTGAGTTAGAAGCAGTTGAGAGCAAGAAGCAACAGACTGAACTTCAGGACTTGCCCGAGAAATACAGGCAAAAAACCCTTGAAGAAGTAGTCAAGATGCACCAAGAGGCTGAGAAAGTCATTTCTCGCCAAGGCAATGAGGTTGCAGAGGTTCGCAAACTGGCAGATGAACTGATTAAGCAAAATCTGTCGTCTAAACAAGAGACTATTGAAAAAGAGCCAGAAGTAGACTTTTTTGAGAATCCTAAAGAGGCGGTTCGTAAAACTGTTGATAACCATCCTGATGTTTTGGCGGCTAGACAAGCCAGTCAAGACTTCAAAAAGATGCAGATTCAGCAAAAGCTGGCGCAAGAACACCCTGATTTCGGTCAGATTGTTCAAGACTCAGACTTTGTGGATTGGGTGAAATCTTCACCTGTGCGCATTGGTCTGTACGCAAAAGCTGATGGTGAATTCGATTACGACAGTGCCAACGAATTGTTGACTACTTACAAACAGTTGAAGGGCGTTAAGGCAAAGCAGACATCTGACGCAGGGGAAACTCAGCGCAAGTCAAGCCTTAAAGCCGCAAGTGTTGATGTGGGTGGTACAGGGGAATCTGGAAAAAGAGTTTACCGAAGGGCTGATCTAATTCGGCTGAAGATGACTGACCCTGCTCGTTACGAAGCCTTGAGTGATGAAATTTACCAAGCGTATTCCGAGGGTAGAGTCAAATGACTTAACTAATCGTTTTTTGGAGATTTAACATGGCAACAGCATTTAACCCCAGTAACTCAGTTACTACCACCACATCCGCAACATTCATCCCCGAAATTTGGAGTGATGAAATTATTGCGGCTTACAAGAAAAACTTGGTTTTGGCAAACCTAGTAATGAAGATGAACTTCAAAGGTAAGAAGGGTGATGTGGTTCACATCCCTGCACCTACCCGTGGTACAGCTTCATTGAAAGCCGCTGAGACAGCAGTCACTTTGATTGCCGCCACAGAGACAGAAGTTCAAGTGTCAATCAACAAGCACTACGAATATTCTCGTCTGATTGAGGACATCGTTGAAGCCCAAGCCTTGAACAGCTTGCGTAACTTCTACACCTCAGACGCTGGCTATTCCTTGGCAAAACAAGTTGATACCGACTTGATTCAGTTGGGTCGTGCGTTCAACGGTGCTACCGTTGGTACAAACGATTACGCTACTGCCACCGCATCCACCAAAGCCTTTGTTGGTAGTGATGGCACAACTGTCTATAACAGTTCAACTTCCAATGCCGCCGCATTGACAGATGCCGCCATTCGCAGAACTATTCAGCGTTTGGATGACAACGACACCCCAATGGACGGTCGTTTCTTCATCATCCCTCCATCAAGTCGCAATACTTTGATGGGCTTGTCTCGCTATACCGAGCAAGCATTTGTGGGTGATGGAAACGCAATCCGCAATGGTGAAATTGGCAACCTCTACGGTATCCCTGTATTCACAACAAGCAATGCTGACACTGCGGCTGGTAACTCCACCACAGACCGTATTTGCTTGATGGGTCACAAGGATTCAATGGTTCTGGTTGAGCAAATTGCTGTGCGTTCACAAGTCCAGTACAAGCAAGAGTACCTTGCCACACTGTTCACATCTGACACTCTGTATGGAGTGAAGGCAGTTCGTGCGGCGGCTTCCACTGGTGCGGCATTGTCCTCATCTGCCTTTGCTTTGGCAGTTCCAGCCTAATTGCAGTTGTCCCTCCTACTTCTAGCAATAGGGGTAGGGGGACTTTTTTAACCTAATTAGGAGAAATCAAAATGGCAACCGCTTCAGCAGTAGTTTCACGCAGAGGTAATGACCAGTTTCGGGGTTTGTTCTCTGATACTTGGTCGGTAAAAGCAACCCTTGACGCTGGTTCGCTAGTCGATGGCGCAGGGGAAACAGACGATGTAACAGTGGCTGGTGTCGCTTTGGGTGACATGGTTATTGGTGCATCTTTGGGTGTGGATTTGGTTGGTTTGACAGTTACTGGCTATGTCAGTGCCGCCAATACCGTCAAGTTCCGCATTCAAAACGAGTCAGGTTCAACAGTGGATTTGGCATCTTCTACTTTGCGAATCGTTGTGGTTCGCATGGTGTAAGGATAGGGGGGCTAGTCCCCCCTTTCTCATTTGAGGGGTTTTATGGCTACTTTTCGCTGTCTTCAATCAGGTAACACTGTGACCTTTACCTTGCCCCATGACATTGCGTCAATGATTGGGCATCAAGGTTATGTGAGGATTGATGAGGCAGAAGTAACCAAAGAATCTGTAGAATCAGAAGTTAGAACAGATACCGCCTTTCGTGCGCCTGTTATCCCAACAATCAAGCGTATGGGTAGACCCAGAAAGGTTATAAATGTCTGATATTGACGCAAGAGACTTTGGCAAATTAGAGGCTCAAGTAGAGGCACTCCAAAAGGAGATGCACCAGTTAAGCACAGATGTAAAAGCCTTACTTGAACTTGCCAACAAAGGCAAAGGTGGTTTTTGGATGGGTATGACTATCGCTTCATTCATGGGCGGCATCATTACCTTTATTGCTGATCGACTCTGGAAATAAGGAGAACACTATGCCTATGGTTGGAAAAAAGAAGTTTCCCTACTCTGAAAAAGGGGAGAAGGAAGCAAAAGAATACGGCAAAAAGAAGGGTGTTCCTGTGACCATCATGGTTGCTATTGGAAAACCTAAAGGTTTGCCTATGCGTGGTGGCAGAACTGCTACTAACATGATGAAGAAATCAGGTCGTGGCAAATGAAAAAGACCAAAACACAAGCCAAAATCAGCAAGGTAATGCGTGAATATAAGGCGGGTGAATTGCACTCTGGCAAAGGTGGCAAGGTCGTAAAGAACCCTCGCCAAGCAGTTGCCATTGCTTTGAGTGAAGCAGGGATGTCTAAGCCAAAGAAGAAGATGAAATGAAACAAGGACTCTACGCCAACATCCATGCTAAGCAAGCCAGAATCAAAGCTGGTTCAGGCGAGAAGATGAACAAGGTAGGGTCTAAAGCCGCACCTACAGCGGCAGACTTTAAACAGGCGGCAAAGACTGCAAAGAAACCTAAAAAGGTGAAGTGATGAAAACTCCTGCTTGGCAACGCTCCGAGGGCAAAAATCCCAAAGGGGGGTTGAATGCTAAGGGGAGAGCGTCTTATAATGCACAAACTGGTGGTAATCTGAAAGCACCAGTTAAGTCGGGGGACAACCCTCGCAGAGCAAGTTTTTTGGCTCGTATGGCTGGCAATGATGGCCCTGAGTACAAGAATGGTGAACCGACTCGATTGCTTCTTTCGTTAAAGGCTTGGGGGGCTTCCTCAAAAGCTGACGCAAAGGCAAAAGCTAGAGCAATTTCCGAAAGGAATAAGGCGAAGGCAAAATGAGAGCATTATCGGTTGGAATTAGTCCCACAGCGGCAGTTGATACGACAGTCTACACCTGTCCAACGGGCTATTACGCCAAATTCACCGTGATGTACATCCACAATACTGGTGCATCTACTAAGCACATAACTGTTCAGTGGTTTGACGCAAGTGCTAATGCCACGCTAGATATTTTGACCCAATACTCTTTTACAGCAAAAACCTATCTTCAGTTTGATGGTAGCGCATACATTGTTTTAGAAGAAGGTGACAAACTCAAAATCACTACTGAATCTGGTTCATCATTTAGCTTTATTGCCACATTTGAACAAATAGGATTGACAAGACAATGACCTACCTAGAACTCATCAACGATGTATTGATTCGGTTGCGTGAAACAACTGTATCAACAAATGCCGAAACAACTTACTCAACTTTGATTGGCAAGTTTGTCAATGATGCCAAGCGTCAAGTTGAAGATGCGTTTGCTTGGAATGTTTTGGGTCAGACAATTACTGTGACTACTGTTGCGAGTACACCGTCATACTCTTTGACTGGTGCTGGTCAAAAGTTTCAGATTCAAGATGCCATCAATGTCACAAGTAATGTTGGCATGATGAACATTAGCTTTGTGGACATGAACCGCAAACAAAACTTCTTGCCTTTGGTCAACGCTATTCCAACTGAATTCACCTTTGATGGTGTAGATGGTAATGGAGATACAAAGGTCAGTTTGTTTCCAATACCAGATGGTGTTTACTCAATCAAGTTTGCATTGACAGTGCCTCAAGCCACACTCTCTGCTGATGGTACAAGTGTTCTTGTTCCTGATGTGTTGGTGGCGCAAAATGCTTATGCAAGGGCATTGGTAGAGCGTGGTGAGGATGGTGGTTTGTCTTCATCTGAAGCGTATTTGTTGTACAAGTCAATGCTCTCTGACCACATTGCTTTAGAAGGCACTCGTTACCCAGACACAGGGGAGTTTGTTGCGATATGAGCCAACAGATTCAAGCCTACAGCATCTCAGCCCCCGGCTTTTATGGGTTGAACACTCAAGACTCGCCTCTTGATTTGAATGCTGGCTTTGCCTTGGTTGCGACAAACTGCATCATTGACCAGTATGGTCGTATTGGTTCACGACAAGGTTGGTCAAGGGTAAATGCTTCTTCAGGAAACCTTGGTGCAAATGATGTCAAGGTCATCCATGAGTTAGTGCAAGAAGATGGTTCTTTGACTGTTCTTTTCACTGGCAACAATAAGCTGTTTAAACTTGATGGGTCAAACAATGTTGTGGAATTGACCTATGGGGGGGGTGGTACTGCACCAACCATTACCGCAAGCAATTGGCAATGTGCCTCTTTAAATCAGATCACTTATTTCTTTCAGTCAGGCTTTAACGCACTGATCTATGACCCTGCTGTATCTACAACGACATACCGTAGGGTGTCTGAGAAAACAGGGTATGTGGCTACAGTGCCTGATGCAGACATTGTGATTTCAGCATTTGGTAGGCTGTGGGCGGCAAACACTAATTCCGACAACTCAACTGTTTTCTTCAGTGACTTGATTGCTGGTCATGTTTGGTCAACAGGAACTGCTGGTTCTTTGGATGTATCAAGGGTGTGGGTAAACGGTTCAGATCAGATTACTGGTTTGGCGGCACACAATGGTTTCTTGTTCATCTTTGGTAAGCGTCAAATCTTGGTGTATGCCAATGCCACTACCCCCGCAACCATGCAGTTGAGCGACACTGTAGAGGGTATTGGTTGCATTGCCAGAGACAGTATTCAAACCACTAGCACTGATGTGCTTTTCTTATCAAACTCTGGTGTCAGATCGTTGATGAGAACCATTCAAGAGAAGTCTGCGCCTGAAAGAGACTTGTCTAAGAACATTCGCAACGACTTGATGGGTACGGTAGCTGGCGAGACAATGGCAAACATCAAGTCTGTTTACAGTGAGAAACAGGCGTTTTATTTGTTGGTGACTCCAAGCATTGACACTACTTGGGTGTTTGATACCAAGGCTTATTTGCCTGATGGTGCGTCTAGGGTAACAGTTTGGGATTCGATTACGCCTACAGCCTTGTTGTCTAAGCGTGATGGTAGTTTGTTGTTGGGTCAGAATGGTTATGTGGCGTTGTACAACACTTACCAAGACCACACCGATTCCTATCGGATGCTGTACTACACAAATCATGCTGATCTTGGCAATCAGAATGTGACTTCAATCTTGAAAAAGTTATCTACGGTTGTGATTGGTGGCACAAACCAAACAGTGACATTCAAGTGGGGTTTTGACTTCAAAACTAACTACTTGTCTGACAACGCAACGATTCCAGAGCAAGATGTTTATTACTACGGTATTGCCGAGTATGGGGCAAATGCCACAACGATTGCTTACTACTCTGATGGTGTTGCTATTCAAACATTGACTGTTTCGGCATCTGGTGCTGGAAAGATTGTGCAAACAGGCTATGAGACTGACATCAATGGCACTGCTTTGTCGATTCAAAAGATTGAGATTCTTGCCAAACAAGGCAAACTGAGTTAAAGGAGAATAATTTTGAGCAATTATACAAAGTCCACTAACTTTGCAACCAAGGATGCTTTAGCTTCTGGCAATCCTTTGAAGATTGTCAAAGGTACTGAGATTGATACTGAGTTCAACAACATTGCTACTGCTGTTGCGACCAAGGCAGACTTGGCAAGTCCTACCTTTACTGGTACGCCAACATTGCCAACAGGTACGGTTGCTGTTACTCAATCTTCTGGCAGTAATACAACCACTATAGCCACCACTGCTTTTGTTCAAGCGGCAATTGCTTTGTTGTATCCAGTAGGTTCAATCTACACAAATGCTTCTGTTAGCACTAACCCTGCGACATTGCTTGGCTTTGGTACATGGACTGCATTTGGTGCTGGTCGTGTCATGGTTGGTTTTGATGCGAGTAATGCACTGTTTGACACTGCGGAAGAAACTGGTGGTAGTGCAGATGCAATTACTGTAAGCCACACTCACACAGCAACAGTCACAGACCCCGGACACTTACACACACAAACAGAATACAACCAACCCGGAATTGGTAACGCTGGTGGTG